AGTTATGTGAGTTTCAGAATGAAAAAGACGATATGCTTATCAACAGAGAACTGACGCGGAAAGAATATTATGGCATTGAAGCTTCCATGCAGAAAAGTCTGGTATCTATGGACCGGCAGATCCAGGCAAAAAGAAGGATGCTGGCCGAGATTGAGAAGGAAAATGTTATGACAATCGCGGCATCCCTTAGATCTGTTCCAAAGAAACCGGAAAAGAAAACCAATCCACTGAAAGAAGCGTTGGGCGGATGAAAGAAGGAAAAGCATACAAATATGCCGTATGGTGTTCCACGGAGCAGGAAGGAAAAGTCCCGGAATATGTTAAAAAACAGGCAGAAAGCTGGTTACATATTGCGGATGGGAATGATGAGGATGCTTATGTAGATGAACAGGAGTATGAAAAAATATGCAAATTACTAAAATTAATGGTCCACCCGGATCTTAGATGCAGTATTTATGATGGCCTGGAGGATTATGCGTGGCTTATGATCGTAGCCGGGCTGTGCACATATTGTCGGAATTCGGAACAAAGAAGCCGGTTTTATGTAACGATTCTTCTTGAAATCGCACGAAAAAATTTTAAAACATTCAATTCGGCAGTGATATTTATCCTGCTGATGCTTAAAGAACCGGATTTTTCCCGGTTCTTTTCTGTTGCGCCAGATTTGCAGTTATCATCGGAACTAAAAAATGCAATCCGAAAAATTATAAAAGTTTCGCCAGCATTATACGATGAGGATGAACCAGCATTTAAGGTCTTGAGGAGCCAGATCATATGTCTGCTCAATGAAAATGAATATACGCCGCTTGCATACAGCCAGGACGGAATGGATGGAAAACTGGCAAATGCGTATCTGGCAGATGAAGCAGGAGCATTGGATGATTATCCGGTAGAAGCAATGAGATCTTCACAGATTACCTTGTTTAATAAACTTGGAATTATCATCAGTACACAGTATCCCAACGATAATAACGTGATGATCGATGAAATTGACATTGCGAAAAAGACTTTGGACGGTCTGCTGGATGATCGGCGATATTTTGCTTTGCTTTACGAACCAGATGATGATCTGAAGCAGGGAGAAGCCTGGCAGACTGATGATCGTGCGATTTATCAGAGCAATCCGGTTGCAGTATCCCATCAATATATTTTTGATGAGATAAAAAAGAAACGTACCTTAGCAGTCCTTTATGAGAATAAAAGAGAAAATTATCTTTGCAAGCATAACAATATTCTCTATAAGGGACTTGGTGTGGAAGGTTATATAGATATTCAGAAAGTGAAACTGTGCAGGATCCAACCAGATCCACAGTGGTGGAATGGCCGTCAGGTATGGGTTGGAGTAGATCTTTCCCAGACGGATGATAATACTGCGGTGGCGATGGTGACAGAAGATAACGGATATATTTACGCTAGGGTAATGGGATTTATTCCAAAAGAGAAAATTAACATAAAAACCCAGAAAGAACATGTGGATTATCAGAGAATGATCAGTAAAGGGGAGTGTATTGCATGTGGTGAGGAAGTAATTGATTACAGTGTAGTGGAAAATTATGTGATACATCTGCTGGAAGAAGAATACGGAGTAATTGTGGAACAGGTTGGATATGACCGCTACAATGCAATTTCAAGTGTCCAGAAAATGGAAGCAGAAGGGCTGGAGTGTGTGGAAATCAAACAGCATAGTTCCGTCCTGCATCAGCCAACAAAATGGTTAAAAGAGCTGATCCTGCAGCAGGCATTCCGATATGAAGAGAACCGGCTTCTGGAAATCAATTTTCAGAATGCGAGATGTACAGAAGACACAAACTTAAACAAATATGTCAACAAAAAGAAATCCACCGGTAAGGTAGATGAGGTAGTTGCATTGATTAATGCGATGTATCTCTTACAGCAATATTTATTAAATGGCGACAATTTTGTTGCACAGACAGCATAGGAGGGATAGCAAGGGAAATTTGGAAACGGAAAAAACGTGCGGATCCGGATCTGGAACCGGAAGTAGATGCCGCTATTTTAAGAGCCTGGTTATCAGGAGAAAGTATTGGAAGGGAAGGGGCAATGAATATTCCGTCCCTGGCCGGATGCCTGAATAAGATAGCAGGGACAGTGGCTGCAGTTCCAATAAAGCTGTATAAACGGGAAGATGACAGGATCACAGAAGTGACGGATGACAGGCGAACGATATTACTGAATTCTGAAACAGGGGATACGCTAGATGCTTATCAGATGAAACGGGCAGTTGTTCTGGATTATTTTCTTGGGAGAGGCGGTTATATTTACATAGATAAAGTCAGGAACGAAGTACGTTCTCTCAGGTATGTGGCAGAAAAAAACATAAGTTTTAACCAGAATCCGGATGTGATATTTAAAGATTATGACATTTTAGTACAGGGAAACACGTACAGGCCATATCAGTTTGTACGCCTTCTGAGAAATACGGAGGATGGGGCACAGGGGAAAAGCCTTATTGAAGAAAACAAGCAGCTTCTTAGTGTGGCGTATAACTCCATGAAATTTGAGGAAACCCTTGTTGCAACAGGCGGTAATAAGAAGGGCTTTATTAAGTCTCCGAGAAGACTGTCGCAGCAGGCAATCAATTCTTTGAAAGAAGCATGGAGAAATCTTTATTCAAACAATACAGAGAGTGTGGTGATCCTGAATGAAGGCCTTGATTTTCAGGAAGCGTCCAATACATCTGTAGAAATGCAGCTGAATGAAAATAAAAAGACGAATGGGGATGAGATCTGTAAAGTAATTGGGATCCCGCCATCGCTTTTAAGTGGCAATGCCGGAGAACAGGATGAAAAAAATTTCATTAAATATGAGCTTTCAAACCTGCTGGCAGAGTTTCGGACTGCATTAAACCGGGCAATGCTGCTGGAATCTGAAAAACAGATGTATTTTTTTGATTTTGATATTTCAGAACTGATCAAAGGTGATATTGACAAGCGGTATAACGCATACAGTGTTGGAATTGAAAAAGGATTTCTTCAGACAGATGAGGTCCGAAAAAAAGAAAATATGCCACCTCTTGGTATGAAATTTATCAAACTGGGGCTCCAGGACGGATTGTATGATCCGGAAAGCAATAAAGTGATTGTACTTAACACCAGTAAAACATTAGATTTGACAAAAATAAAAGAAGGGGGCGATGACTCAGGAGAATAGAGATCAGAGAGCAGTCGGTTACGATTGATGGCTATGTAAATGCTGTTGCCAGAGACAGCAGACCGATCCGGGACAGAAGAGGGGAACAGTTTATTGAGCAGATTGTTCCGGGAGCATTTGAGAGAGCCATTTCACGCGCAGATGAAATAAAGATCCTGTTGAATCATGATTACAGCAGGGAACTTGGAAGTACCAAAACAAATCTGCAGCTGTTTGAAGACAATATCGGGCTTCGTGCAATTGCAGAAATTACAGACGCGGAAGTGATCGAAAAAGCAAAAAAAGGAGAACTGAGAGGCTGGTCCTTTGGATTTATAGAAAGGGCTGCAAAAGAGGAAGATACCGATTCCGGACTGAAACGCAGATTTGTTGAGGATATGGATCTGAAAGAAGTATCCATTATTGATAACAGGAAAATTCCCTGTTATGCAAGCACTTCCATCGAGATGCGCGCAGACGGGAATGAAGTACTGGAGGTAAGAACTCTGGAAACAAAAGTAATCTCAAGTGAACAGAAAGAAAAAGTGGATTATTCGAAATATGAAGCTACCATCAGAAGATTAGGGGGAAAATCATGAAAAGTCATAGAGGAAGAATTACAAATAAAAAGGCATTCCGAGTAGCTGCCAGACGATACTTGCAGGTAAGGGCAGAGGAATTAAAGAACCTGGAGGAAAAAAGAGCTGCCCTTGTAGAAGAAATGGAAGGGATTTTAAATAAGGCCCAGGAAGAAGAACGTGCCTTTGAAGAATCAGAGCAGGTCCGTTTTGATGAAATTGAGAAAGAAATCAAT